AAATTTTTCCCCATTTGTCAAATGTCGTAGCAAGGTGCTATAATAGATACATGCCTCGTAATCATTTTTTTCAAGTACATTACCCTAAAGCAGCTGCTCAGCAACAAGCTGATAGAGATGAGCTGTCGTTATTTATTTGGCATGCCTTTACTAAGTATACTGGGCTACAGAAGATCTTCTCATTTACCGTGCTACCCCTCCCCGAAGGGGACCAGGCCTTTGGCCAGGGTATTACGAAGACAACATCTAATACCCAAATCCCCTAGTACTATATATAAAACACCTATAGTAAATAACACATCTGTTTCTTGAAGTTTGTCCAAATTGGGATATCCTTATATCAAATTATTTAATTTATATATAAGGTTATAGCTGATTTGGACATATTTTTTTTATCCACTATTTGCCCTATACCACACTATAATCAATTTGTCAAATATAACAATTTGATAACTATGATATATATCACGATTTGGTAACAATTTGGATATGGCTGATTTGACAATTTGGGTAATTTGTGGTAAGATTACGATGGCCCTACGATTTGGGGCGTTCTATTCTCCATATCTCTCCACTTCACTCCACTATAACCCTATATGAAAAATAAAACAGTAACATCTATCTGTGGATAAACCTGTGGATAACTATCAAATTTGGATATAAATCTGTGTATAACCCTGTGGATAACTTTATCAAATTTGGACATCAAAAGGTATTACGATAGGCTAAATCGAACGCCCTATCTCTTGTATTCAACGAATAATCCTGAGTCCTTGATAACCTTATTTATGAGTCTTACGATCTGTTTCTTGGATATCTTATCTGCATTGAAGGTTTCAGTGTATCCACCTTGAGGCATCTCTTGTTTATTTAAATAGGGTTGTTTATGTTTTACTCTTAGTGTTTTTAGTACTAGAGATTCTACAGCTCTTGCCTTATACCGTTCGAAAAAGTGCCAATAGGCTACTACATCCCAACCCTTAGCTCTGTGAGCTTTATAACGGCTATTGGCTATATCAGCGATACCTATCTTGATCGCATGTAAGTCTTTATTGTATAGTACATAGAGTATTGTTTCTTCCATAGTATAATTATAGTATGTTCCTTGTCTTATACTATGGGTTTTTCTTTATATTGGGTATTATTTCTATATACCGCCAAATAAAAAAGCTGACCAAATAGGCCAGCTAATCTATTATCCTAGACTATCCCAATCAGGTTCTAGGATGATATACCATGGAAGTATCTTTAGGCTTAGTGCCTTATCATAGTGTGAGTATTCAATACCAATACCCCAGGAATCTCCTGTTCCCACTACAATAGCCAATGTGTTAAATAGGCTGATCTTATATGATCCAATCCAGGTCTTACTTACTTTGATGACACTCACAATTACACCTTATTCCGTTAGATATTATTACGATACAAATATTATGATGGCCTGTTATACACCATCCGAATTTACTGCCTTTACTCTCCGTTTGCGATGTCTCTAAAACGGGTTGGTGGATGGATTTCTTCGGTCTGCCCCTGGGCATCTTGCTCCTTCTCAGTATCCATTACTGAATGTTATTCTTTACACTCATTAGACCATTAGCCAACTCTGTGGCATAGGCACATTCCCCATGCTCACACTCATTGTCTGCCAGATAGTCTTCACATGGCTTCTTGTCTAGAATCTTGATCACTGTCTCAATGGCAGCACGAAATCCCTTATTATACTCTGCCTGTCCCAGTTGTTCAAAATCAGCTAACCGCATGTTTGCTAGATTATTTAGTTCCATTATCTTCCTTTGGTGTATCAAACACAGTACGAACGTACTTTATGTACCGCTGTGCAAATGTATAGGCTACCTTAGCTGATAGGTTTGTATTTACTTTTAGATCAGGACCAAGATTACGCTCTAGGTACTGTAGAATAATCTCTGCTTTATCCATTATCTTCTCCAATGATATGTACTGTTAGTTTACCACTATCTTGCATTTCCTGCAACCACTCAGCAGCAAATTGGTCCATTTCTTCACGTGCTGCTACCTCTTCAGGTGCATTGTAGTCATAAGCCATTTCTTTAGCATGCCAATCACGCACAGTCTCAAGTGCCTCATCTAGGCTATCAAAGTCTTGGCTACGACCCTGCTCACAAAATACATAGGAGTAGATTTCTACACCCTTAATTGGCAGTTCAGATGGATTATCAGAACGATCCCAGTAGTTACCATACTGTACGCTAATCCAGCCCTCAGAGGACTTGCAGTGCCCTTCGTAGGAGAAGTAGTGCTTATAGGCTTCATCAAGTAGACGACTAATCTCTTGTAGCTTTTCGATATTATCCAATTTCTTACTTTCTGTTATATGATGGCAATTACCTTCGTGGCAATTAGGACAATCTGGTTTCATATACCTATTATGTCACGGATGGGAGAATTTGTCAAGCCTTTGGCTTGGATTGCCTTCTTATTTACCGCCGAGCTTTACAGCGTAGATAGTTCTTTAACTAAACGAAGAATCTTACTTATATCTTTTTGGTCAGTGTGCACCAAAAAATCAACGCCACCATATTGATTGCTCATATCTATTAGTTGCTTTTTTACTTCGTCATAGGTTCCATTTATTGGGTGCTTTTGATCTCTAATAAGCTTATTGTTGTTTGCCCTTTCCAAAGAAGTTGGCTGCCATAGATATTCAACATTGCATGTACCATCGTCTTCAGTTATTAGTGGATCAATTACTATAATATGTTTTAAATTTTTTCTACCATGTTCTTTATTGTAATCAACTCTATGATTGTGGTAAATTGCATAGTCTACATATTTGTTTGCAAGCTCCAGAGTCACTGGTGAGTTAGCTATGGTATACATCTCTGGCCTTGATGAGCCAAACTGCTCATCAAATATTTTACAAAACAGCTCTGTCCATTTATCTGTAAACTCAATTCTTTTGTCCATAGTATTTATATCTTCAGGATTTCCAGCATAGTATTTTAAACTATATTCTTGTTCTTCTGGAGACAATGCCCCTGCTACAATGTTAAAAGTAACCCTACCCTGATGAACTTCATTAGCTGTTCTAAATACCCTTGAGGCATACTCTGGACTAAATGTATATGGTCTTATTGCCATCATAAACTTTAGACTTTTAGTATTATGAATTAGATCTGGGAGCCAGGCAAAGTAGTCTGGGCTAGTTGATCCATAAGGCAATAGTACTGAGTATACTCCAGCATCATCAAGTGTTTTTGCCATTTCTAAAAGACCCTGCGTATTGTTGAGCCAATTGAATCTTTGCATCCAGCTAATTTTCATAAATATACTTTCTATTAGTATTAGTTATTATATCAGATATGACTAATCATTGATAAACTCATCAAATGCATACATGATTTCTTCAACGTATTTTTCATAATCTATATCAATAAGTAAATGACCATCTGGAAGCCTATGAACTTTCAGCTCTTTTCCTATTTCAAACAAGATGTCATTGATTTTATCGTATAGGTCCATATAATAATTATACATTATTTTGGGTTTTATGAGATAATAGTTCTGTAAAAATACATAATCATAGGTAAATTTATGGAGAAAAACAGTATGAATAACAAAACAGTAAAGTCTATGACCATATTAGATATGCCAGAATGGAAGTCTAAGGTGTTAAACACTGTTGCATGGATTCTTGGCATGCGTGGAGAATACGTTGCATGCATAACATTTAATTTTGATTACAAGAATATTAATCTATTAAAGGATCACGCCTGTCAGGATTGTACTGGCAGCTGCTCAGTTTGCAAATAATATGACTACTAATTTAAATAATTGTGGAACAATGTCTGGCTACAATGTCCATACGAGAAAGCTCAAGGAACAGCCCTGTGATGCCTGTAGAGAGGCTATGAGGGCACACTGGAAGCAGCAGAGAGTTAATCGTAACGAATCCATTAACACGCTTCGTAGAGCCTGGAGGCAACGTACTCCAGGTGGTAACAGACGTGGTAGAAGATACAAGGGTGAAGTGGGTCTATACTCAGACATACAGGTTGTAGAGATGTATGGTGCTAGATGTCATATTTGTAATGGACCAATTGATCTTGATGCCCCTCGTCAATGCGGAAAGTCTGGTTGGGAAAAATCATTACATATTGATCATGTGTTTCCACTATCCAAAGGTGGGCTAGACACTATTGAGAATGTCCGCCCATCCCATGGACAGTGCAACATTATTAAGTGGGCTACCGTATCATAATAGCAAGAAAAATAGGATTATTTTCAAATGTTTTCTTGTCCATCAAATGCAAATTGGAGCCAATTGCTAATGTATTTACACTTGGGAAATATAGAGCATGCTCCTGTTCCCAAGTATGAGGAAAAACAAAAGAGTCTACATCATAGACTTTGCATAAGATTAGGCTTTCAATAGCATCAAGAGATATATAGTTCTTAATCTTAGAGTCTATAACATGTCTAATTGTTTTTACCTCAAAGACCTCTTTAGGGTCTTCATAATCATAAGGATTCCTGCCAATATCAACAAAGTCAATCTTAACAAATGAATTCTTAGATCCTTTTTCTGAAGTGAAGTCTACCCCACCCAGTTTATACTGAGTATCAAGTGTTATCCAGAATTTCTCTGGGTGAGGGTAAACATCTTGTATTAAATTATGAACCACTAGGGAAATCCTTCATAAACTCTTTAGTTCGTGAGGTAATCCCATGCCATGCAGACCAGTCTTGGCCTCCATTTGACATAAAGAATGCAATCTCAGCATTGGTTACTGGGTCAAACAGATCATTGTATGATGATAAGTTAAACTTATCTAGTCTGTCTGGACCTAGTGAGCCAACCATGTTGATTTGGAACAACCCATATGAGTTATCTCCAGTGGATGAGTTGCGGTTGTGAGCCATTGGTCTACCATTTGACTCCTTCATCGCTACTGCCCATGCTTCTTTTAGATCGTTGCCACGGAAGCCAACGCTGTATAGGACAGCCTTTAGCTCCTCAGCCGTAAGCATGTCATTAGTGTCATACTTATTTTTAGAAACGGTTTTTGCTACTTTAATAGCCTGTTCTAACGGGCTTGGCTTTGTTGCAACAGTTACACTCAAATACTTTGCTGTAGCAGCAGGAGTAGTTGAGGGAGCAGTAGCTGTCGCAGCGTTAGCACTTGAAGTGATAAATGCCAACATAACGACAACGGTAGTAAAGGCAAGTGCAATCCTACCGTTATTTTCTGGTTGTATCATTCGCTTCCTCCTGTAGAAAAGCAAAGACACCTTATTGAAGGGTGTCTGTACTTACTATATAGTATATCAGTTTATTGGGTTAGTGTCAAATTAATAGATACAAAATGTGATCTATTCCACAGGTGGCCATTCAGTAGGTGGAAATGTCTCATTACATGAGTAACAATAGTGAGTGTACCCATCTTCATTTAGTCCACCAAGAGCAATAATCTCTTGTCTTGCTCTCTCAATCATTACTGGAGTTGGAAAGCCATACTTTATTTCAGCCATGTTTTCATTACCACAAAAGGGGCATTTAGGATTTATAGTCATAATATAATTATATCACGTTCAGTTACATTATTGTGTATAAGTTTATTATAATGCGTTAATATCTTTTTATAATCTGACTCAGTATATCCACACTCAAGGAACCAGTCTAAAGGTTTTCTAGCAGGATTTTTAACAGCATAATAAGAATAATCATTATATACATATGCCAAAGATTTTAGCATGGTCATATATTGTAAAAATATTACCTCAGTTCCAGCTCTTGTGTAGGATCGTTTCTCTGGTCCACCCCAGGCTACATCGTAATAATTTTCTGGTGAATGGTTTATGACCCATCTAGATGTTTGATAAATAGTCCAACCAGACATAAAGGCTCTCCATGTTAGATAAATTTCTTCACCATCGAATTGGCTATACTTATCAAAACCAACCTCACTAACAAAAGATCCATAGGTAAACATAAATCCACAAGCAATATATGGCATTCTGTAGAATTTTCCATGTTCATCTTGATTAATTGGTACGGAAAATTCTTTTCTGTCAAAAGCTAGCTCAAAGCTACCCTGAACAATTTCACAAGTGCTTAAATCAAGAACACCATCATGAATAGCACCCATACCAGTAATAATTGGCTTTTCTCCAAGATCAGATAATGATTGTTTTAGCCAAGTGTCCCACCCACGATGGAACAACATGTGAGAGTCTATCATCAAGAAATATTTTTCACCTGAATATGCAGCGGTAGATATTTCATACCTAATTCTAGTTATTCCTGGCTGCTGACCAACAGCATAATCAATTATCCTAATCTGGTCTTTTGGGATAAAACTTAAATCTGGATAAATATCTTTTTCATATTGCATGCCAAGACCAAAAACCAATGCTTCTGGATTGTCTGCTTCTCTATATGCTTGCTGAAGTGTCCTAACCAAAAGAGGATCACGATATGCAGCAATATTAATAAATATCTTATCCATTAAATTTCAACCTTTCATTTTTTGTAAACCACATTGGCAATGAATATCTATGCTCTTTTACTTCTGATACCATGTGTTCGTGCTCAAGGGATTTGAATATAATTAAGTCACCAAGCTGTGGGATAATATTAATATTTAGCTCTGGAAACGATATTGCTCCACCATCATACATATCATTAAGATATAGCATGGCTGTATATTCTAAATGCTCATTAATGCCAACTGCACCATCCTTATGTGGAGTTAGCTTTGCCCCTGGATACTGTTTAGATAAAAACCAAGATGTAAGATATAGGTCCTGACCAACAAAATCATTAGTCTTTTTAAAAATGTGTTCTAGTAATTCTCTGATTTCATGCACTGGCTCCATTGAGTGAATTGCTTGCTCAGGTAACTCTTCATCATACCCAAACCTAAGCATATATCGTCTTCTGCCGTTATTGTGAACAAAAATATCCAAGTTATGATCAATAAAATCAATTAACTCGTTTGCCTGTGGCCTTGTTATAAAATCATTAATTACTTTTATTTGTTCCATGTTATTCATTATATCATTTGCCTCCCCAGTAGGATTCGAACCTACGACCTACGGATTAGAAGTCCGTTGCTCTATCCAGCTGAGCTATGGAGAGTTGGTAGGGCAGGACGGACTTGAACCGACGACTTTCACCTTATAAGAGTGACGCTCTAACCTACTGAACTACTGCCCCTAGATTTTAAATCCTAGAACGTATTCGCTCAATTACTGCCTTAATTGCATAACCATAGAACTGGTCTTCATCTTTGTTAGCATAAAGCTCAGACTCTAGGTCTTTAATGATTTCATTGTACGCACTAATTCTCTGGAATTTCTTTTGATCATCCATTAAATCCTGTGTGATATGAAGATAACCGTGTGGCCAATTACACTTTAACTCAGTACTTGTCATGCTTTACATCATGCCTATCATCAATATATTTGTGAATCCTGCGAAGGATTTGTGATTTAGATACAAGAAAGACTGTCAGTGCGAACACAGCATTCCAGAAAAACTCTGCAATGATGTGCTCAACACCAAACACTACATCAAATAGATTTTCCATTACTCAGAAATCACAGCAAAGATGTCACGGTATGGAAGGATAATGAGCTTTTCATGATTATGCTCAATTTCTGTACCAGAATACTTTGAATAGATAACCTTGTCACCTGGATTAAGATCAATAGTAACCTTGTCTCCATTACCTGCGGTAAATCCTGGACCAACAGCAACTACGATTGCTTCAGTTGGCTTCTCACCTGCTGCACTGGTAATGATAAGACCAGATGCACTAGTCTTCTCTGTCTCTTCGATAGGCTTTACGACTACCTTATCTTCTAGTGGCTTAATCATTGTTCTCCTTAAATTTTTTGTATAGTTCCATTGTATTTGGAAAAACGTCATTTGTCAAGCTATTTACTGCTTTTGCATATTCCTGAATTTCCCATTGTGCATCATGGCCTAGACGCTGGTCTAGGAATGTCATGACAGCCTGTAGGGATGCAGTCCAACGCCAACGTACGTACATGCCATATGCTGGTAAGAATAGACGGGCAAGCTCTGGAGCAATGTTATCATCCATTGCCTGATGATAGAGGCTTGTACCAGAAGCAATCGTATGAATTAGCTTTTCAAAGTACCAAGCACCCTTGTCTTCATCAATTGGCTCTCCACTACCCTGCTTGCTATTCTCTGGCTTGCTACGCCATTCATCTGCCAGCGGAATATAAAATTCCTCATCCTCAGTAATATAGCGACGTGATGATTCGTTCCAGCCATTCTGGTCATCAACATGCGTACTAGAAACAGCATACTTCCACCATTGACGTGCTACAAATAGTGGTGCATACACCTCAAATGTAAGTGCAGCGTGTCTAAATGGACTTGTATGCCCCTCACGGATTAGGAAGTTAATTAGCTTCTCATCCCGTGCCTCAAACTCATATGATTCCTTATCATATGATACTCGTGCTGCATTTACAACACTAAGATCATTTCCAAGAACATCAACTAGGCGGACATATCCGCTATCCAATACTTTTACTTTATCGTTCATACCCATATTTCTATTCTATAGTAAAGTCTGCTAAAAATCAAGCAGCAATTGAATTAATTTTTTCAGGCTGGAATCCAGCCCATGCATCATCATTAGTAATGACTACTGGCACAGACATAAAGCCCATTGCCACAATCTTATCATATGCCTGAATGTCTTGTGTGATATCTACCACAGTGTATTCAATCCCATTCTTATCTAGCATTTTCTTTGTCATGTCACACTGGACACAGGCTGGTTTTGAATAAACCGTAGTCATAATATCTCCTTATATTGTTATAGATACAATTATATAATTGTATTAAAATCTTTGTTGTTTAAAATGTTACAATCATGTAACAAACCTCATATTTTGTATGGGTTTTATATTATATCAGATTTATGAATCAAAGGCAAGCTGCTCTAAAGTCCAGCACAAAACCTCTACTGCTATCTGATCGCCAGCAATATCTTTATCCTGAATAATCTCTCTTAGTTTATCTAAGAATGCTTTGCGTTGCTCAAAAGCTCCAAGACTATATATTTCAGATGTGATATCATCAACTCTCTGAAGAAGTGTACGATATCTTTCATCAATATCATAGTCATAACCCTCTAATTTCATAAAACAATTATACCTTTATTTGCTATAATATTAGTAATGAATCAATATTCTCAGTTTCAAGCTTATAAAGAAAAAATGGGATGTAAAGACTGTAAGGTCCACTATCCACATTATATACTTGAGTTTGATCATCGCCCAGGCACAAAGAAAATTGATCTTGTTTATCGTGTACTCAGAAAATATGGAAAAGATGCAGCCTGGAAAGAGGTAAAGAAATGCGATGTAGTTTGTTCAAATTGTCACAAACAAAGAGAATACGAAAGAGGTAATCATGAATAATAAAATATTAATTGCTATACCGTGCTGGAGAGACCCATTCGTATATGAAACAATAAAATCAGCATATGATCAGGCATATGATAAAAACTGTCTAGTTTTTGGCGTATTCTTTCAGGGGTATCCAGAGGATGACTGGATGATTAATACCCTGCAAGAGAAACTTCCAGAAGCAAATATTAAAATAAAGAAAATTAATGGAGATCTTGCTCCAGACTATTTATGTCAAATTAAAAGAGTAATCGTAGATCAAATTATGACAGATGAGAGTTATTATTTGCAGATTGACTCACACACAAAATTTAGAAAAAATTGGGACATAATGCTTAAAACAGAATTACTTATTGCAAATAGAAAATTTGGCAAAAGCATTATTAATTCTCAGACAATATATTTTAATTGTTGGTCTGACCCACTAATTGATGATCCATTGACATCTTATGCCTCTAATGAAGAGTGGAACTGGATTATGGAAACCTTAAATTTTACCCACCCAATCTCTTTAAATGGTAGAGTAACCGTTAAGCCAAATAATACCATGATAAAAGAAAAATTTTATAATGGCAATATGGTATTTTCTTATGCATATTATACCAAAGAAGTTCCTTTCCCTATGGAAATGGCTCAATGTTTTGAACAGCAAATATCAATGCTAAGGGCCTATACAGCAGGATATAATGTTGTTTCACCAACATACCAGTATACAAATAACTTTAACTACTGGAGAGATGAATTCACTCATGGTGATGATTTTATAAGACATATTAGATGGGATAGACCAGAACAGCTAGAAAGACTTCAGGCTGCCAATCAAGAATCTTTTGAGAGATATAACAGTCTATTTAAAAATAATAATAGTGGGTATAGATCGGATTTCGGTGCATTTGAAGTTAGAAGTATCCCAGAATATATAGAGTTTATTGGGTATGATCCAGTTACTCTTGAAATAAAAAAGAGTGAGCATGTTGACCTTGATAATGCAAAGTTTATTAGTGATTCAGAATTTTTTAGCACAATGAAAGAAATTGCCTATCAAAGTGGTTATGATATGATTGAGCCAAAAGAAATTGTCAATGATACATTTACAAGAAGAACAGGAAGCACCTATCGTGTATAAAATAATACTAAATACTATGCCAAGAACTGGCGGATTTTTCTTTTTTGATTTAATTAGAGATATGTACGGTCATGGATTACGTGATCATAATGATCCAAGAGTAGCTGGTGAATGGAGCCAAATGGATAATTGGGTAATCCTATGCCATGAACCATTACTATTCCGTGCAGAACTTCCAGGTGTAACAATGACCACAGTCTTGCGTGATCCAGTTGATGCCGTTACTTCCCAAATACTAAAAACATCCTATGGCTTTGGAAATTCTACCATTGCTGGTAGACCAGAGATTGTGGATGGAAATATGGCTTTCTTTAGAGAAAAGAAGGAAGAGTATATCCGTGAATCAATGTACCAAGAATCTCGTATGTGGGAAGGATATACCTATGGCTCAATGCTGGCTATTGACCGCATAGTGCCATTTACATTTGAGCAGGTAACAGAAGACCTACCAAATGTTCTACCACACCTCTACAGGCTTTCTGGGGGCACTGGAGAGTGCATTCTGAGAACACAAGAACAAATTGACGAATACCTTGCACGACACATTGAGCATGCAAAACGAGATATTAATTATACTAGTGGTGCTGCTAATGCATTCCCAGTAGAAAAGCCAGAAGAATATTACATTATTAAAGAAATGGTAGAGAAATTCCACCTAACATCAAAGCTAAAAGATGATTATCAGGCTGCTCTAGAAGCTTTTGATAAGCGACAGCGTGATTTAGGAATTAAGTAATAAAAAGCCCCCATACAGGCAATTCAAGCACTAGGCCACGGTCATAAAATAGGTAACTAATCCATCCTAAGCGTAGTCCTGTATGGGGACAATTTTATTATATCAGTTTTTTAATCTTCTAGCTCAATACTTGCACGAATCTGCCAGCAGAACTTTTGAGAAATAGTTTGACGATCTGCAAAGAAGTTTGCTAATCCAAATTCATTTGCTGCAGTAGCAGCTTTACCTGCAAGCACCAAGTCTGAAATGTGCTTTTCAATAGATACATAAAGGTCAGCTAGCATGGGCTGTGGGTCACCAACAATAGCTGGCTCACCAACAGAAGAAGCATCAAAGAAATCTGCCAATCTATATGGAGCGTATTCTTGGAATACTCTTAGCCATTCTGCATATGTATCTGTTGCAGAGTCATAGTTCTCGTAGATATCTCCAAAGAAATCGTGGAATTGCTTAAAGTCATCACCCTCTACATTCCAGTGATATCCATGTGCTTTGAACTTGAGAGCAATGTTGTCTGCAAGTAGCCTTTTAAGTGTATTAATTATTTCATTCATAACTATATTATATCCTATTCGTTAGTAAGATATGTTCCATTGATATAAATGGTTGTATCTGTAGTTAGAGTTACTGGATTATTTTGGGTAAACATTGCTTCCATGATAGCAGTCTTTGATCCGCCTGCCTGTTTTATGTAGTGAAGATCAAGGTCTTTCGTATTTACAAGGTGGTCTGCATTAAGAATAATATGTCCTGCTAGGTCTGGGTTTTGTGTTGGATCAACAAGTGCCCAGCCAGAAAAGTGATTCATTGAGCCAGCAATTGGCATAAAAGGCAACTCTGTTATGTACTGACCAGTTCCAAAATTAGTAACAGTATCTAGATCAATCT